AAAGCCCCCCCCTGGGAAAAGGAGACGCAAAGTGCGACGCAAGAAGATGAGCCGAAAAGCATCCAAGAGAAACTTCAGAAAGGGCGCCAGACGCGTCAATCGAAAAAATCTGCAAGCAACCCCCATGCGAGGGGGATGGAGGCTCTAGGTGGCATGCTACCACCTCATCCGCGGCTACCGGGGACCCGACGGCAAGGTCACAACGTCGCTACCCAAAGGGACAGGACCTTGGGTCGGACAAGCCCTGGTAGCCTGCGGAAGGTGCAAAGGATGCCGGCTCGAACGGAGCCGACAATGGGCCGTGCGAATGATGCATGAAGCACGAGACCACGAACAAACCTGCTCGATCGCACTCACCTACGACGACGAACACCTACCGAGCGATCTCTCGCTCGACGTCACACACTGGCAAAAGTTCGCAAAGCGACTCCGCAAAAAGATGGGACCGTTCCGGTTCTACCACTGCGGAGAATACGGCGGCGAAGAACAACGACCGCACTACCACGCCCTCATATTCGGGCTCGACTTCAGAGAAGACAAAAAATACCACGGCCTCTCAAAGGCCGGGTTTCCACTCTACACATCCAAAACTCTGGAGGAAACATGGGGAAAAGGGTTCGCCCCTATAGGAGACCTCACCTTCGAAAGCGCGGCCTACGCTGCACGATATATCATGAAAAAGCAAACAGGAGAAAAGGCCGTCGCGCACTACGCAGGACGGAAACCAGAGTACAACACAATGTCAAGACGCCCGGGGATTGGGAAGACCTGGATTGACAAATACGCACACGAGACCTTCCGCGATGACTTCGTCGTCCTCGACGGAAAACAGGTACACGTGCCAAAATACTACGACCACCAGGTTGAACTGGATAACCCGGAACTCGTCCAAACAGTCAAAGAAACAAGACAAGCCCACGCTCACAAAAACTGGCAAGACAACACACCGAAACGCCTACGAGTAAGAGAAAAGGTGTTCGAAGCCAAATACGAAAGACTAAAACGAGATCTCTAAAACCCAAATAGGAAATCACAATGGACATCTGGGAAAAAGTAAAAGAAGTAATCTCACGAATAGTAGACCTAGTGAACACCGTACTCGACGCACTGAAACAATAGAATGCGAGCGGGGATGAGCATCGGAGCTTCGATGCAATCAAGCAATAAAAAAACCAAGAGCCGCCCCTCGGCCCTTTCCGCTTGGGTTCCCACACGGGGGCCATCGGCTTCGGCTTCGCCTCGCCACTCGGCCCCCGTGTGGGAACCCAAGCGGAAAGGGCCGAGGGGCGAAGAACAAAGAAAAGACGGCGCAGAGCGCCGTCAATATGAATGCGGAGGGGACAGGAGCAGCCCGTGTGGCGGCAAGGCAACAAGACGACCACGGAGGGCACTGAGGATTAGGGGGGCCGGCGCCCCCCTAAGACCCCCCGAAAGATCCCGATACCTCGGGGTACGCATAGGGCTTGCCACTGCACTTAGGGCCAAGCCCCCTATGCGCCAAAAAAAACAGCAAGGAAAAGGAGAATCGCATGGAACATCAGCTCTACGCAGTGTATGACAGCAAAGCGGAAGCCTTCCTTCCGCCCTTCATTATGCCGAACACCGCAACGGCACTACGCGCCTTCAAGGCGGCAGCAGAAAACGAGCAACACCAATTCTACGCACACGCAGCCGATTACACCCTCTTCGGGCTCGGCTACTTCGACGACTCCACAGGCAAAATCCAATCTCTCGACGTACACGAGAACCTTGGAACCGCCCTCACACTACGGGAAAACGAATCATGAGCACATACCACAAAGGCAAAAGCACAACCAAAGGCCAGCACGCGTTCGCAAGAATCCCGGCGGCAAACATTCCGCGCTCCAAATTCAACCGGAGCTGCGGACACAAAACGACACTCAACGCCGGCTACCTCTATCCCATATTCTGCGACGAAGCGCTACCTGGCGACACAATCAACATGCGACCGACCATTCTGGCTCGGCTCGCAACCCTGATCTCACCGATCATGGACAACATCTACATGGACCAACACTGGTTCGCGGTCCCCCTCCGTTTGATCTGGGAAAAGTTTCCCCGATTCATGGGGGAACAAATCAACCCGGAGGACAGCACCGACTTCACCGTACCAGAAATGACAAGCACCGCGGTCACCGGATACCTCGCCAGCTCGCTACACGACTACATGGGACTACCTACAGAGGTTCCCGACCTGGTGCACAACAGCCTGTGGCACAGGGCATACAATCTCATCTGGAACGAATGGTTCAGAGACCAGAACCTCCAAGACCAGGTCGTTGTTGACACCGACGACGGACCGGATGACCCGGACGACTACGAACTACTCAAACGAGGCAAGCGACACGACTACTTCACTAGCTGTTTGCCCTGGCCCCAAAAGGGCACCGCGGTATCTCTACCGCTCGGCACCGATGCACCCGTACTCGGCATCGGCTGGGACAACCAAATCACCGGCGAACTAGGACCCTACGACGTATACGAAACCGGAGGGTCAGGAACAACCCAATACGGAGACGCCAAACTTGTCGGAATCTCCGGCGGCGCCAACTTCTACGCACGAATCGAAGAAGATCCGGACAACGCCGGCTATCCCGGCGTATACGCGGACCTCAGCTCAGCAACAGCCGCAACAATCAACCAACTCAGACAGGCGTTCCAAATACAAAAGCTCCTGGAACGGGACGCCAGGGGTGGGACCCGTTACACCGAGGTGGTACGGAGCCACTTCGGTGTAACGTCACCCGACGCCAGACTCCAAAGACCGGAATTCCTCGGAGGCGGAACCATTCCGGTCATCACACACCAAATCAACGACACAACCGGATACGGCGCCGGAAACTTCGTCGGAGACTTCGGCGCCTACGGCATGGCAGTCGGCTCAGGCAAAGGCTTCACAAAGAGCTTTACCGAACACTGTGTCATTATCGGACTCATCAGCATCAGAGCCGACCTCAACTACCAACAGGGACTGCCCAGACAATTCAGCCGGAGCACCAGGTATGATTTCTACTGGCCGGCACTCGCACACATCGGAGAACAGGCAGTCCTCAATAAAGAGATCTACGCACAAGGCAGCGCAGGACCCACTGACGATGCAGAGGCGTGGGGCTACCAAGAACGCTACGCCGAATACAGGTACAAGCCTTCGATGGTCTCAGGAGAACTCCGAAGCAATTACGCAACACCGCTCGATCACTGGCATCTCGCACAAGACTTCGGCAGCCTCCCTGTACTTGGGGATAGCTTCATTCAAGAAGATCCGCCAATGGACCGGATTGTGGCTCTCCAGTCACCACATCCACAATTCATCCTGGACGCATGGTTCCAATTCACACACGCACGTCCAATGCCGACCTACTCGGTCCCTGGACTCATTGACCACTTCTAGGAGGAACCATGTCGACTCTAGCTGGAGCTGCAATGTACTTTGGCGGCGCAGCCTACTCCGGCCGCAAAGCAGAAGAAGCAGCAAAGAAAGACCGCAAATTCCAAGAACGGATGAGCAACACCGCCTACCAGCGAGCAAAGGCCGACATGCTGGCAGCGGGACTAAATCCTCTGGTAATGATGCCAGGCGGCGCCTCCACGCCCAAAGGCTCCACGGCACAAGTGCCCGATTGGAGCAAAGGCGGAGACGAACTAAGCAAAGGCGCCCAACGCAAGACAATGGAGACCCAACGCGCGCTCATGGCACAACAAATCGCCACCAGCGCAAAACAAGCATACCTATACGACCAACAAGGCAGACACGCCGGAGCACAAGCTGACATCACCGCAGCTGGACTACCACAAGCACTAGCAGACGCAGAGTGGATTCAAAACAACAAAGACGTGTACTTCAGACGCAAAACAATCGGCACAGGTGGACTACACAGTCCCAGCACCTGGCCAGGCCTAGTCGACCAGGGTGTAGGCGTAGGAGGATCCGTCAAAGGGTGGCTCAGAGAAAAAGAGCACGATTGGGCAGCTCAAACAGATACACGCAAGAGAGAAATCGACCGCAAACTCCAACACTGGATCAACCAGAGTGGACAAAAAACGAACCCTGCCGTTCAACCCTAACCGGGAGAGAGACCAATGACCGACACACCGACAAGACGAGTACAGAAGTTCTTCGACCCAGCCGAAAAACGAACCAAGCAATCGGAGGCACCAGCTTGTGACATCAACGTACTGGTCAGACAACACATCCAAAAAGGCGAACTACCGCCGCCAACAGGACAAGAGCTCTACGGAGACTTCAGCACGGTGGACGACTTCCTCGGAGCCCAGCTCCGCGTCGCCCAAGCAGAAGAAGCCTTTGACCGGCTTCCTTCCAGGGTTCGCTCCAGATTCAGAAACGACCCAGCCGAACTCATCGCCTTCGCTCGAGATCCCGAAAACCTCCAAGAAGCGATCGAACTAGGCTTGGTCGATAAACCGGAAACACCGCCCGAAACTCCCCCTCCGGGGGACCCTGTGGTCCCCCAGGGTGGGGAATAGGCGGTGTCACTAAAACCATTTGAGAACAAGAAGGTCAAATGGTAACGTCCCACGGGGGGGCAAAAAGCCCCCCCCCTGGGAAAAGGAGACGCAAAGTGCGACGCAAGAAGATGAGCCGAAAAGCATCCAAGAGAAACTTCAGAAAGGGCGCCAGACGCGTCAATCG